GTACGCAGCGGGTATGGGTCAGAGAGGAGCAGTAAATATGGCAGACTTAACACCGGGCATCATACTCCACCCGCCGGTTTTAGTGCCGGAACAGGGCTGTGCATTTCCCGAAAATTCAGAAGGTTACTATCAGGTGTGCCGGTTCTATAAGGGACGGAACCTCACGCACGGGCGCTTCATAGCACCGCTTGAATGGCATGCACCGAAATGCGATCTTTTTAATAGCTGGTTAGATAAGCCACTGACGAAGTGCACCGCCTGCCGGGCGCTTTGTGAAAGCGAGGAACTGCTGAAATAAGCAGCTGTCAACCGCGTCAACGTAAAAAGCGGAATTTCCCCAAGAACCGAAGAAAACAAGCAATCTGTCAACATTGTCAACCGGGCGTTTTCGTTTGGTTGACAAACTGGTTGACGCTGAAAAGCAAGCAATCAAGCCGTTTTTCTGGCTCTGTCAACATTGTCAACTATAAAATCTACTAGAAGAAGTAGAAAAGAAGAAAACAAGCGCGCGCATAAGGCGCACACGCTTATACGCTTGTGCCCGCGAGGGTATATAAGACATTTTGGTTGACAACGTTGACAGATGCCGGAAAAGTGGCTTCACTGCTGCATTTTTGCCGTCAACTTCAAATTTTCGGGTTTGGTTGACAGCCGGATCAAGTAAAGGAGTACAAAATGCGAGAGAAAACGGTAGAAGCAGCCCTGCGAAAGGCCGTGGAGGACGCAGGCGGGCTGTGCCTGAAGTGGGTGTGCCCGGGTCACACGGGTGTGCCGGATCGGATCATTCTCTTTCCCTACGGCGTCATTGCTTTTGTGGAATTGAAGCGCCCCGGTGCAAAGGTCAAAGCGGCAGGATTGCAGGAATGGTGGGGAAAAAAGCTGCGGGAGTTTGGATTCCGTTATTTTGAGGTCGGCACAGTGGGGCTGGCAAAAGAGGTTGCAAGCTACCTTGCTGCCGATAGCCATAACCGGTTTGAATTAAGTAAAGACGCATTTCATGCGCGGTGCCCTTACAGTGAGGACGAGGACTGACCCACGCTATAAAAAAAGAGGAGATCAAACCTTATGCAGCATTTCACGCCGCACCTGTATCAGCAAGCGGCTATTGACGCGATCCTTGACAAGCCCAGTGTTGCGCTGTGGATGGAGATGGGTCTGGGAAAAACCGTAGTTACCCTGACTGCCATTGATACCCTGATCTACGATGCTGCCGAGATCCGGCGCGTGCTGGTTGTGGCGCCGAAGAAGGTGGCAGAAGCTACATGGCAGGACGAGGCGCAGAAGTGGGATCACCTCCAGCATCTGCGGATCTCCACTGTGCTGGGCACCGAGGCACAGCGCATTGCAGCCCTGGACACCCCGGCAGATGTGTATATCATCAACCGCGAAAACTGCTACTGGCTGGTGGGGCACTACGGCAGACACTGGCCTTTTGACATGGTGGTGCTGGACGAAGCGTCCAGTTTCAAGAACCATGCCGCCCAGCGGTTTAAGGCGCTGAAGGCTGTGCGGCCGAAGATCGCCAAGGTGGTGGAGCTGACCGGAACCCCGGCGCCCAACAACTTGCTGGACCTCTGGGCGCAGATCTATCTGCTGGATCAGGGGGAGCGGCTGGGCAAGTACGTTACGCACTACCGGCAGGCCTATTTCTGGCCCACAGAATACAGTTGGGAAGCCAAGGACGGGGCGGGCGATGCGATCCGGCGCAAGATCTCTGATCTGGTGCTGAGTTTCAAAGCAGCCGATCTGCTGGAGCTGCCGGAAAAGATTGTGGAGGACGTGCCGGTTGTGCTGGATGCAAAGGCCGCTGCGGCTTATAAAACCATGGAGAAGAAGTGCCTGCTGCAGGTGGATGGCGAGGCCATCACAGCCCAGCAGGCGGCATCTCTGACTAACAAGCTGCTGCAGCTGTGCAATGGCAGCTTGTACGATGATGACGGACAGATGCACCAGATCCACCGCTGCAAGCTGGATGCCTTTGACGAGCTGATCGACCAGCTGAACGGGCAGAAAGCCCTTGTATTTTACCATTTCCGCTTTGACGAGGAGCAGCTTGTGGAGACCCTGAAACACAGCCACGGCGGCCTGCGCGTGGCTGTGCTGCGGGATAACAAAGACGCAGCAGCATGGAACGCCGGGGAGATTGATGTGCTGCTGGCGCAGCCTGCGTCTTGTGCCTACGGCCTGAACCTTCAGCAGGGCGGGCATCACCTGATCTGGTACAGTATGCCATGGAGTTTGGAACTGTACGCACAGGGCGAAGCCCGGCTTTACCGGCAGGGACAGAAGCAGAGCGTGATCGTGCACCGGCTGATCGTGAAGCACGGCGCGGATGAACTGGTAGTAAAAGCACTGAACAGCAAAGAACGCAATCAGAACGCCTTAATGCAGGCGCTGAAGTCGTATATCAAAGAAAGGAGCTAATCTATGAGTATTCGGGCTTTCCGGCGGCTTTCCCGAGCGGAGCGCCGGGTGTACATTTCGCGGGTACAGGATCCGCTTACCCTGCGCGTGCTGGAAATCGCTTTTCTGGGCGCCGGTAAGGTCAGCTGGGCAAAGGTGGCCTGCATGATCGGTGGCGGTAACACCCCGGACAGCGTGCGCATGATGGCAACCCGGGTGATCGCGCAGTTATAACTGTTCGTTTCGGAAGCACCTCTTGCGGTAGTCTTGAAAATAGATTGCCGCGGGAGGTGTTTTTCTATGCGCTGCGCAGATCATGCGCTTGAATATCGTAAACTGGCTGACATTAAGCCGTACCAGAAGAATCCGCGGAAAAACGACAAGGCGGTGACCGCGGTAGCCAACAGCATCCGGGAGTATGGTTTTCAGAGCCCGATCATCGTGGACCGGGACGGCGTGATTATCGCCGGGCATACCCGGTACAAGGCTGCAAAGCGGCTGCGGCTGTCCACCGTGCCCGTGATCGTGGCTGCAGAGCTGACCCCGGAGCAGGCCAAAGAGCTGCGTATCGCAGACAACAGCACCAACGAGGTGGCCGAGTGGGATCTGCCGGTGCTGTCTGCAGAGCTGGCGCAGCTGACCTTTGACCCCGCAAAGTTTGGTTTGCCGGTGGATCTGTTGACCCCGGTACAGCCCGAAGAACCGGAGCCCGAGGCCGAGGAGGACCCGCTGGAGCGTGACCGGCCATACAAGGCAGAACGCAGCTGGCAAAACACCCAGATCTCTGTGTTCGACAGCGCCAGCCCCTACGGCATCCCGGCAATGGCACCTGTGGAGCCCGTGCCGGATGGTATCGTGTGGGAGGGGTTCAATTACGCACTCACCGAGACAGCACCCGCCGGGAAGGGCTTGCACTTCTTTCTGGATGACTACCAGTTTGAACGGGTCTGGGCATCCCCGGACAGGTATCTGGATCTGCTGTCCCGGTTTGACTATGTGATTGCCCCGGACTTCTCGCAGTACGGAGACTGGCCGGGCGCGCTGAACCTCTACAACCACTACCGCAAAATGTGGTGTGCGGCGTACTGGCAGGAATGCGGGATCCGTGTTGTGCCCTATGTGATTTACCGGGAGGATCTGGCAGCATGGGCGCTGGACGGGATTCCCGCCAACGCGCCGATCTGTATGTCAAGCGTCAGCGATATGAACAAGAAGCACCGGGTCAGTCAGCTGCGGGAAGAGGTGGAGCACGTTTTGGACACCCTGCACCCCAGTCAGCTGCTGTGGTATGGCACAGCGCCGGAATGGCTCCGGGAGGTGTACGCCGGGCCGCTGATCCATATCCCGCCCTTCAGTGCAAGCATTGAAAAGCGCATCCGAAAATGATATAGTGAAAGTGAGATCATCATGCCAAAGTCCAGCAGCTCCTCCTCCAAGAAGGGCGGCGGGCAGCGTTTTCTGCCGGCCGTCATCAATCCGCTTGTCCCTAAGCAGCCCGGCATCCTGCCGGATCCCAACGACCCTTTGAGCCGCTACGCCGGTGTGCGCGGGCAGCCGATGGAAGTTGACCCCGCTGCCCGGGACGCAAACCCGAACTACGCAAAGGGCGAAGAGTACCAGACAAACTGCCAGCGCTGCATCTGGGCGTATGAGATGCGCCGCCGCGGCTATGACGTGGAAGCAAAGCCCAGAACGCGGAGCATGACCGACCCCGCATACAACCGCGGGTGGACCACCTTCATGCAGGGCGGTTCGTCCGCGTCACTGGTAAGCACTCCCACGCAGAAAGCCGTAGAAAAGCAGATGGCATCTTGGGGCGAGGGTGCCCGCGCAGTAGTGCAGATCACCTATAAGGGCGGCAGGTGCGGGCACGTTTTTATCGCGGAGCGCCGGAACGGTCAGACCCTTTTTGTAGAGCCGCAAGCATACAACTGGCAGAAACCGTCCACCGGCTATCTAAAAGCCATGTCAAAACACGTCACCATGTCCCAGACGCACCTGATGCGCATTGACAATATGCAGCCCGATCCCAACAAAGTGGGCATCTTTGTACAGCCCAGCAAGCACTGATCTAGGAGGATTTTACAATGGCAGTAAATTATGCAGACGCCAAAAAGAAAGCTCTTGCCCGTGATCCCAAAACCGCTGTGTGCCTTGACTACGGGGACGCTTGGTTCTTTGCTCCCAAGGCGGGCGGCATCGGGGACGGCATGGTGGTGATGAAGAGCAACGGCGAGGTGAAGCCCATGTTCATGTACGCCGCTATGGGCACCGGATCCGACAAGCCCAAGAAGCTGAACTTTGCCACCGGGCAGGCCGGCACCCACACCGCTGCTAAAAAGGCAGCTCCGAAGAAGAAAAAGTGAAACCGTTCGTTTTTTGAAAGCTATCTCTGGTATGCTCACCGGAGATAGCTTTTCTTTTTTGCTATCCCGCCGGGGGTGTTTTTCCTACTCCTTTCCGCTCCCGGTGCATCTTAGCCAAAACGGCACGCACGCGGGCCACCTCATCCCGCATGGCTCACAGCAGGCCAGTGCGTGCCGTTTTTATTTCGGAGGTGATCTGTTGGCCCGCAAGTCTAAAATAAGCAAATGGGACACTCCCGCCGGGCTGCTGCGCTTGCAGCGGCTTGCCATGCAGGGACTGACGCAGGCCGAGATCTGCGCGGCTATTGACGTGCCTGTGCGCACGTTTCGGCGCTGGTGTACCGAAAACGAAGCGATCGCGCAGGCGGTTACGACCGGTAAGGAAGTTGCCATTGCAGCCGTGGAGAACGCGCTGTACAAGAAAGCACTGTCCGGTGATCTGGGCGCGATGTGCTTTTTTCTGAAAAATCGAGCCCCCGAGCAATGGAGCGAACACCCAGAACTTCGCGGGTACGACGGGAAGGTGGTGTTCGTGGATGACATTCCAAAGACGGCCCCGCCCGCAGCAGAACCTGCTGGCGCCGAAGCAGCTGAAGCTACGTGATCTGATCATCCCGGAGTACTACGCCGCCCATACAGCGATCTGGTCCGGTGAGTATAACGAGTATCTGGGCGATGGCGGGCGCGGCAGCCTGAAGTCTACCTTCGCCGCCACCGAAGTGGTGCTGCTGGTCATGCGCACCCCGAACATCCACGCGGTAGTGCTGCGTAAAGTCGGCAATACCATTGCCACCAGCGTCTGGCCGGAGTACAATCGAGTCATTGACCGCATGGGCATCCGGCACCTGTGGAAGCAGACCAAAAAGCCGTACACCCTGACCTATATTCCCACCGGGCAGACGATTCAGTTCTATGGTCTGGACGACCCCGGCAAGCTGAAGTCTATTGCGGTGCCGTTCGGTTATTTCGGCGTGATGCACTTTGAAGAATTTGATCAGTTTGATGGCCCGGAGGAGATCCGAAACGTGGAGCAGTCTGTTTTCCGCGGCGGCCCCTTCAGCTTTTCCTTCAAAACCTTCAACAGCCCGGCCATGGCCCGTCACTGGGTCAACCGGTACAAGCGGGAGCCAAAGCCCAAGCAATTCCGACACCATACCACCTACCTGACCACCCCGCCGGACTGGCTGGGCCCCCGATTTTTCGATGACGCCCAGACCCTGAAGCAGCGGGATCCCATCGCATACGCCCATGAGTATCTGGGCGAGGTAGTGGGCTGCGGGCAGCAGGTGTTTACCAACATCACGCTGCGGCCCATCACCCGGGGGGAGATCGCAGGGTTTGACCGCCGGTACTACGGCCTTGACTTCGGCTGGTATCCCGACCCGAACCACTTTGGCGGGCTGTCTTATGACCACGCCCGGCAGACCGTGTACATTTTTGAGGAGCACCGGGCGCAGCGGGAGACGGACGCCGCGCTGGCACAGGTGCTGCAGCCCCACCTGCGGGACGACATCGTGGGCGACAGTGCAGCCAACCGTTCCATCGCTACACTGCACGATCTGGGGTTCCGCGGGCTGCGGGGCTGCCACAAGTACGCAGCCAACGGCGGCACCAGCGTGACAGACGGCATGAAGTGGCTGCAAAGCCGTGCAGAGATTGTGATCGACCCGGTGCGCTGCCCGTGGACGGCCCGGGAGTTTTCCGAGTATGAGTATGCCATAGACAAAAAGACCGGCGAGGTGATGCCCGGCTATGTGGATGCTGCAAACCACAGCATTGATATGGCGCGGTACGCGCTGGAAGACGTGTGGCAAAAGAGAGGTGTGCAGAACGCATGATAAACCACACAGACATTGAGAACGTGATCGGGTGCAAGACGCTGATCACGGATCGGATGCAGCAGGCAATCGAGGGCTGGTATGACGCGGCGATTGACGGTCTGCCGCTGAACCGCAACCCGGAGACCCTGACGCTGGGACTGCCGTCCCTGATCTGCTCCGAGCTGGCGCGTCTGACTACGCTGGAGCTGGAGGTTAAAGTGGAGGGCAGCCCGCGGGCTGACTGGATCAACACCCAGCTGCAGCGGGTCATTTCCCCGCGCAAAAGGCGTATTCTGGCCGTTGCCCTTGCGCTGGGCAGCGGCGTGTGGAAGCCCTACCAGAGCGGCAACAAGCTGGGTATTTCCTTCAGCAACGCTGCCTGCTACTTCCCCGTATCCCACGACATTGAGGGCAGTCTAACCGAGGGTGTTTTTATCGACACCATACAGGACAACGGGGGCTATTACCACCGGCTGGAATGGCTCCATGTGCTGGAAAACCGCCGGGATCTGCGGGACGAAGAGCTGGCGCAGCTGGAGGATAACGACCTTGACGCCCCGGCGCAGTTCCCCTGCGTCAAAGTGGTGAACATGGCCTTCCGCAGCTCTACGCAGGACAGTCTGGGCAGCCCGGATGAGCTGAGCATACGCCCGGAGTGGGACGAGATCCAGCCGGTGGCGTATCTGTCCGGGTTGGAGAAGCTGCCGGTGGGCTACTTTGTCACCCCCATTGTGAACAGCGTGGATCCCGGCAGCGAGTTAGGCGCGGCTATGTTCGAGCCTGCCCGCGTCCAGATCATTGACGCCGAGGAGCAGTACACCCGGCTTGACTGGGAGTACGAAGCCGCCGAAATGGCGATTGACGTGCCGGACACCTACCTGAAGCCCGGCAGCGCTGGCGAGGATCTTTCACGCGCGCAGGCGCTGAAGCTGTATGGTGTACCCCCAGAGGGGATCCCCGGGACGGCGCCGCACCACCGGGAGCGCCTTTTCCATGGCATGAACGTGAACACCGGTATCACCCAGAACGCGCCCTTCTATCAGGTGTTTGCCCCCGCGCTGCGTGACACCAGCTATCTGACCGGTCTGAACCAGTATCTGCGCAACGTAGAGAGCCACGCCGGGCTGAGCTTTGGCGTGATCTCGCAGGTGGCAGACGTGGAAAAGACTGCCACCGAGATCGTGAGCAGCCGCCAGAAGCTATATGCAACCGTTTCCGACCTGCAGGCAGCACTGGAGGACGCGCTGCGCGGTCTGATCGATGCCCTTGACTACTGGGGCGATCACGTTAAGGGCGCGCCCGGGCGCGGGAAGCTGAACATCGCGTTCCACTGGGATGACAGCATTATTCTTGACCGCATCACAGAAATGGATCAGTGGCGGCAGGATGTGTCCATGGGGCTGCGCGGTAAGGCTGAGTATCGGCAGCACTTCTTTGGCGAGGACGAGGAGACCGCGGCACAGGCGATCCGGGAGATCCAGACCGAGAGCGCCGCAACAGATATTTTGCAGGGGGTGATCGACAATGGCGACGGCTAAGAGTGCAAAAGCAGCGCAGCTGCGCCGGGCAGCAGAGCGCATGGACTGGCTGATGGCAAACGCCCGGATCCTGCGCAGTCCGGCGCTGTGGGAGAAATACTACGAGGCACAGCGCATGATCCGTCTGCTTGGCTTTGAGGTGACGCTGGAAGGCGGCAAGCACCGGGTGACCCCATGCTGACGCCGGAGCAGGTCAACGCGTATGCCGGGCTGCTGGCAACTCCGTGGGACGAGCTGAACGAGCGGGTCCTGCGGGACATGGTGCGCCGGATCGTGAAGGCGGGCGGTGTTACCGCCACAGCCGAGTGGCAGAGCTACCGGGCGCAGGCGTTGGGCGCCAGCAAAGCCTATCTGATCCAGCAGATGAACCTGATCGTGCAGCAGATCGGACCGAAGGAGGCTGCTATTTTCGCGCAAGCCATGAAGCAGGCCTACGGGATTGATGTAAACGATGCCGCCAAAGCTGGCAGAACGCTGCCTACACTGGGTGAGAACGAGGAGGCGCAGCAGATCGTCCAGAGTGGATACCGGCGCACCATGAACACCCTGTACAACCTGACCCAGACCCGCGCGCTTATGGGTAACCTGAACATGACAGAAACCTCCCAGCGGCAGCTTGCCTATTATCTGGACATGGCGCACGCGGATGCGATCAGCGGAGCCTTCAGCTCTGACGCTGCCGCCCGGCGGGCGCTGAATGAGCTGGCAGCCAAGGGGCTGGGTGCGATCACATACCCAAGCGGTCACGTGGACACACTGGACGTTGTGGTTTTACGGGCTACACGCACCGGAGTAAACCAGACCGCCGGGGAGATCACCCGCTACAATGCGGACACACTGGAGTGTGACCTGATGGAGCTGGACGCCCATGTGGGCGCTCGTACCGGTGACGGCGGGCAGAACCTGACCAACCACAGCTGGTGGCAGGGGCAGCTGGTCAGCCGCAGCGGGCAGCACGGGTACCTGTCCCTGTCAGATATCGGCTACGGGGATGTGCGCGGTTTTATGGGCGCAAACTGTGCGCATAATTGGAGTATGTACTGGGAGGGTGCCAGCAAGCGCAGCTACTCCCCGGAGCGTTTGGAGCGGATCAACCGTGCCACTGTTTCCTACAATGGGAAGGAGATCGGGCGGTACAAGGCTACCCAGATGCAACGTGCACAGGAACGCCAGATCCGGGCTGACAAGCGGGCGTTTCTTGTTGCTAAGGAAAGCGGTCAGAAAGATGCCGAAAAAGCCGCGGCAGACAAGCTGGCAGCCTCTCGTGCAAAGATGAAGGACTTTCTGCAGCAGACAGGGCTGCACCAGTATCAGCTACGAGAGAGCGTGCCCGGCTTCGGGCGCAGCGCAGCAGCCAGCGCGGCAGCGCAGGCGAAAAAATAAGAAAAACCCCGGAGGTGCTACCCTCCGGGGTTTTTCTTATTGTGCGTTCATCATATCCAGCTGACTGCGCTGCATCAGCGCTATGGACAGCGCCAGATCTGTGGGGTGACTGTAGACGTTCCACAGGTTCGCCGCCAACTGCTGCTCTTTCTTCTTTGCCAGCCAGACGGGGTGCGGCTCGCTGTCCGGTGTGCTGCTCGGAGGCAGTTCCGGCGTTTCGATGATCCAGCCGAACACCAGCAGCAGGCTCTTTTCCGGGTCCAGCTCAAGCAGCCCGGTGGCCACGTCCACCTGCACCCCGCGGATCCGGCAGTTCTCCTGCACCTCCCGCAGCGCAGCCTCTATGCACTCGTTCGTGTTCTGGGTGTACTCGATCTCACGGGAAGGCAGCTGGTAGGTATCGTCCTGCTGGAGCACCAGCAGCTGCCCAAGATCGTTGGTGATGACCGCTGCGCAGCGGATCTTCTTTGTGCTTTCGCTCATGGTAGAACCTCCTTAGTGTACTTTGATCAGCATTCCGTTGTCCAGAATGTACCATTCTTCGCCGTTCTTCATGGTCGTCTTGCAGTTCTGCGCTTTAAGCAGCATCCGCATTTGGTTCAGCTGCTTTTCAGTGCACTGCACCCAGAAGAATCCGGCGTAGTTAAACCACTCGTTGCTCTGGATGTTCACAGTGTGGGCATTCTCAAAAATGCGGTTGAAGGTGCTGGTTTTCATGATTTTGTCCTCCTTTTTGATTAAACGTCAAAGCTGACCGAATGATATGCGAACCAGTGCCCACAGCGGCGGTGCAGCTTGTACCAGTTTGTGAAGCGCTGGCCGGAACAGTCGTAGGGTGTGGGGCAAAACTCATAGTAGCGATTTGCCCGGAACCACTCGGCGGCATCGTCTTCGTTGACCTTGTCCAGCTCGTCCGGGAGCTGCACCAGCTCAATGTAGCCATCTATGCCCCGCTCCTCGACAATGCGGCTGTCCGGTGCCGGGTGGCTGTTGTAAGCCCGGATCTCCTTCTTGATGCTGACCATAAAGGCGGCCAGGCTGGACTTCTGTTCGGCGGCGGTGGCGGGAACGTCATCCCGGATGAATGCCAGCAGGGTGTAAGCATCTCGCAGCGTCTCGGTGTCTGTGATCTTAAACATGGTCTCGTCCTCCCTTACTCCTTTACCACTTCAAAGTGCTTGATGCTGTCCAGTACGATCTTCCGGCCTTGCAACAGTTCCACGCCCTGCAGCACCAGCTCAATGTGCATCATGCTGATGGGATCGCACTTTCCGGTGCGGAGCAGCTGGTCTGCAAGCTCATCGCGCAGCTTCAGGTTGCAGCAGGTCTCGCCGGTGATCGGCTTGCCGTTCTCCTCGATCTCGGTGGTGTCGTAAGTGATGTTCAGGGTTTTCATGGTTTAGTCCTCCTCATCCGTGTAAGTGCGTTTCTCTACGATCTCGGCCTTGGTGATCTCTGCACCATCGTCCTCATAATCGGCTACCCAGTACCGAACGCCGGTCATGATCGCTTCTGCATCGCTTTTATCGCCGTTCAGCAGGTACTGGATCAGGCTTTCTTTACCATCCAGCTTAAAGGTGACCCGAACCACTCTGCTTGTCCACGTTTTCATAGTGTTGTCCTCCGTCTGTTTTGTGGGTGCTTTGTTCTACGGCTTTATTATAGCACGAATATTAGTGCATTTATACTAGCGTTTTGCACGAATATTAGTGCAGGCTTTTGGAGTTTTTGCACTTGTTTTCGTGCAATGGTTCTGCTATGATATACTGGAGGAGGGATATTATGCCACTGAAATACAAAATGGACGTACTGGAAGCCCTGAAGGTTGCCGGGTACAACACCACAAGGATCCGCAGGGAGGGGCTATTCAGCCAATCTACACTGCAGAAATTAAGAACCGGTGGGCAGCTTTCGTGGTCAAACATTGAGATGATCTGCAAGCTGCTGGACTGCCAGCCCGGTGATCTGCTTGAATATACCTCGGAATAATATGTTCTTTGCCGCGCTCCAGATGCTCTGGGGCGCTTTTTTGTTGACACGAAAAAGCGTGTACCGGTGCGGCTTTTGGCGGCTGTCAACCATGTCAACTTAAAAGCTATATCCAGACCTGAAAGAGAAGAAAAGAAGAATATACCCGCGCGAACCCGCTTGATGCGCGCCCGCGAGAGATTATAGGGAACCGGCGTTGACACGGTTGACAGGTTGACGTTTTTCTAATCGTGTTCGTTTTTCTGTCCGGGATGCTGCTATCCTTTACCCAGATCACACCGAGCCCCCGGTGTACAAAGAGGGGCAGAGAGCCCGTGTAAGGCAACACGATACCAAGTGCCGTAGCTCTCCAAGGAGGAAAACCATGAAACGCGAGGATTTGAGAGCCATCGAAGGTCTGACCGATGAGCAGATCAACCAGATCATGCGCCTGCACGGTCAGGACGAAACCGCCCATCAGGCCACTGTACAGGGCTTGCAGGCGCAGCTGACTACTGCGCAGAAGGGTCTTGCAGCTTTTGATGGTGTGGACGTGAACGATCTGCGCAACCAGATCACGGATCTGACCAACCAGCTGACCACGCAGGCAGCGGAGTATACCTTCAGCGGTGTGCTCCGTACCGCCGCCCGGGAGGCCGGCGCGCTGGATGAAGAGGACGTGATCGCGCTGCTGCCGAACAGAGCTACACTGCGCGACAGCAAGAACCAGAGCGAGGACGTCAAGGCAGCTTTCGCGGATCTCAAGGCCCGCAAGCCGTATCTGTTCCAGCAGGAGGATCCCGCCGGGCAGGACGATGACAACCACGAGCAGGATCAGGACCAGCCGGGCACTCCCCCGATCATCATCCCGAAGCCCCGTGCTCAGGGCGGCAATGCACAGCCGAACCTGAACGAGTTTCTGGCAATGACCGGTGCCGAGCGCATGGCGCTGCGCACCCGCAACCCTGCACTTTTCCAGCAGCTTTCGGCTCAGATCCGGGCTGCACGACACTAAAGAGAGGTAGATACTTATGCCTGCAACTGGCACTTTTGGCGGCTTTCCGTTCGATTCTGAAGTTTATCAGGGCTTTGTAGATCAGGAAGCCACTTTCTCCGATTCCATCTATGCCTCCGGAATCCTTGCCAACGATCAGTCCCTGACTGACGCAATGAGCGCGCAGGGCGGCGTGATGGGCACCCTGCGTTTTTACAACCCGCTGGATCCTGCCGAGGATGCTCCGCTGGTGCGTGACGGCGTGAACGACAACGTGCCCACCGAGATCTCCGGCGGTAAGCAGACGTGGATCCGTGTGGACCGCATGAAGGCGTGGAAGGCAACCGACTTGACCCGCGAGCTGACCGCTGCCGATCCTATGGCAG